CCACATTATTCAGAACGAGATAGAACTATTATTCTCGGTTTGATAACAGAATCGGTTTACCCAGTGGTAGAATATGATGGTGTGCTGATGCAATTTAAAAGCTCAACGCCGTCTGGAACTATGACCACTGTGTACAACAATATCTTTCGGCAGATCATTTTGAGTCGCTTAACTTATTATTTTGAAAAGTTGAAGCGAGTAGCCAAAGGTGAGATTAAGTTGGAAGACATACCTGTTTTCCACACTGTTGTAGCTGAAGCTTATTATGGAGATGATGACGCCGAGAGCGTGTCACGTAGTGAGCAGGATTATAATCATGTTTCAAAAACATTGTTCTTAGAGACTATTGGAATTAAATTCACTTTACCGGACAAAACGAGAGGTTTAAATACTAAGTTTATGACTAAAAAGACATTAACTTTGTTGAAGAGATCGTTTGTCTGGGACACAAAGTTGCAAAGATATCGTTGTCCCATTGAAGAAGATTCCATTGCTCGAATGTTGCATTGCTACATGAAATCCAAAGCAGTGTTACCTGAACAACAGTCAGCAGATGCTATCAACAATGCAGCAAGAGAATTCTATCAGCATGGGCGAGCGACATACGATAGTCGCGTTCGTCAGTTGATGCGCGTAGCTAGGAGAGCAGGAATTGATGATATGCTCCAACCTATACCCACATATGATGAGTTCACAGAGAACCTTAAGAAGGGCTATTTTATTCCTGACGTGCCGGCCACCACTGAATATGATCTGCAATCAGAAGATTATTGCTATTTTGCTTCGGACGAGCCGGCCACCATTGAATATGATCAGCAATCAGGTGAGGAAGAAAGTATTCTCCCTGACGAAGACATGAATTCTTTGTTGGCCGGCGCTTTGATTACCGAGTCACACATTGACCGAACTATTGAAAATTATTGCTTGCGCCATTTTGGTGTGCCTCTGGATCGCGTGTGGCCCACAATGCCGGAGTGGCCCATAGCAGGTCCGCTGTTAATGCGTGTTTTGCAGGTTCATAATTTCGAGTTGTATTCTTGTTTGTACATGGAAGAGATGTTGGTTCAAATGAATATGTTCACAGGTCCAAGATACGAGCAACAGG